CACGTACGTAGCCTGCTTGGACGTTCCATCGGCCACCAGTGAAAATTTGACAAAGTCACCAGAAGCAATAGTCACCGTTGCGCTCTGTGTACCAGCCGCAAAAGCATTAGTACACGTAATGGCCCCCGTCAATAAAGCTGTACCGGCGCCATTCGTTACACTCAACGCCGATGTCCCATTGTTGTCGGTAAAGCACTTGATCCCGGTTATGTTCCACGTGGTCCCCAGATCGTTGAGGCACGCTGAAAGAGGATAGGTCCCAGCGGGGATCGCATTTAGGCCATCACCAAGACCGGGCTGGCAAGTCATGGCCAACAGTTTTACTACCGCGCCTCCATTTTCGCTTACAGTACCCGCATGAGAAGTTGAATCCTCACCAATCTTCAACAGCCCAGAAGTAGCAACAATAGTCCCCTCCGGAATACCGACGCCAGGAGAATTGCCTACACACGCGGCAGACGCATCGACGGTTGTTGCGGACTTCGCAACTCCGACGAGCGTGGTCACAGCGTTAGCTGCGGTGCCAACCGGACAAGACGTAGTCAAACCGGTAGGAAGTGCTACTGCATGACCGGTACCATCCTGCGTCCACTGTATCGTTACCACGGAGCCTGCCGTCAGATTGGTAAATGATCCTGACGTAATCGCCCCGGTAACCGACACGGTAAAGCACTGGCTGGACGTAGATACCGCTGTAAACGTTGTGGCCCCGCCAACGATAGACGTAGCTGTGCAAACCCCAGGAGATCCCGATCCCGCTGGCCCCGTAGCCCCCGTAGCCCCAACTGCCCCCGTCGGCCCAGCAGGGCCTGTAGCTCCAGCGGAACCCGTAGCTCCTGTAGCGCCGGTCGGTCCTTGCGGACCAGTAGCTCCAGTGACCCCAGCGGGACCAGTAGCTCCAGCCGAACCAGTGGCCCCCGTAGCGCCAGTTGGCCCCTGGGGGCCGGGACCTGCAAGAGCCGTAATGATGTAGTATCCGGTCTTCGATCCTGACCACGCAAAGGTCACATCACCGTTGGCTGCGACTTGCGGGTACCCGGCACTTTCGGTGATCAGATTTGCGGGAGTCGCGTTGTCGTAAGCCACTGCAAAAACCTTAGTACCCTGCTGGTGGGTAGCAGCCGTTACCGTGAAACCCGTAGACGATGAAAACGTGTGGCTATAGTTACCTATACCGGCGGTCAGCACGCACGAGACGCGACCGCCGCCAATCGGGGCCAGCCGCATTCCCGTACCGCACTGCGCGTGGGCAGTAACGGCCAGCGAAGCCACCAAAACGATCTTCCAAAGGAGCTTCATCATCGCCTCCTTACGAGTAGACGACCGTTGTTGCCCGGTTGTCCCACACGTTGACGAACGCCGAATTCCCATTTGCCCACTGGGTCAAAGTGAGATTGGACCCGGTGTACGAATTCTTGCGGATGGACCATGCAGCAGCCGACGTGGCCGTACCTGGAACAGCCCATCCTTCGTAGATCAGGTTGCCGCCGACATCGTAGTCGTAGGCCTTGATCAAAGCCAGATTCGGCGGAGCATCAGCCGACACCGCATCATGAATCACTCGTGCCATCGTTTCTCCTCAGTGGATAAGCGGGCTGTTGAACACCCGGTACCCCAACAAACCGATCAGAACGTAAAAGAGCACATGCCGCGCATTGCCGTAGAACCTGTTGGGACCGGTCGTGTACTCGACCCAGAACCCGAACAGCAGCGAAAGCACATAGATTACCCAAAACCAAGATGCCAACGTCATTTGCTCTCTCCTCCAGTGGGAAACTTGGGGAACGCATCGATGTAGCTATCGGGGTTCCGGTTGATAACCGTGACTCCGCGTTTCTTCAATTGCGGAATCATCGAACGAAATCGGGGCGACCACTGCTCGTACAGCACATGATCATCGGGGTGCATATCATACCCGAACAGTTGAATCTGCTGAGCCCCTTTCAGGTACGCCAAGTTGATTGCCGCATACCCCGAGTTGCCACCCGTGCAAACAAAAGCCGGATCGTCGCTCAACCCGCCGAAGTGCGCCCATTGCAGGTAGGTCACCCCCTTTATGCCGGCACATTCGGGGAACGTATCCAATGGCAGCGCTACGTACTTCTCACCGGCAAACGAATTCAAGAACTCCCGGTTACGTCGGACCCATCGCGAGTCCAAGGTAAAAAACGAAACCGATTTGTGGTAGCGTTCGGGAATCCGGTAAACCGCGTCGTTCAGAACTAGCACATGCAGTTCTTCGCACAACGAATCGCTGTGGTCGAAGAAAATCTGGTTCGATGGACCCCCGCCGACAACCGCTACCTTGGACCACACCGGAGGCCGCACACAACCGTACAACCGCTGAATATCTTTCGGCGACCGCGGAGTGTGGTGCCCGGCAAGTACCAGTTGGTCGGAGTTCACCGCCGCTTCCCCTTGTGAGCTACTTGAATGGGCGGCGGCAGCGGAGCACGATTTGGTACCGCGGCGACTGGCTTCTCTTCGACAGTATTCGGACACCGCCGAATCACCGCTGCGCGTAACTCGGGGTCTCCGTTCTCCGAGAAGACGAAACCAACAAGCTCGATCCGGCTCAACGGGGGCTCGTAGAGTTGCCGCAACGTACGCGCATCGAGCATCCCCGACGGCACTTCATCGCCGTACTCCAAGTGTGCGCTTCCGGTGTCGAGCCCACACGACTTCGACACCACAAACGTGCCATTTTCAAAATCGACTTCCTTCCCGTGCGGGCGGGCGCAAAGTAATCTCATGATCTCACCACGTCAATCCGACCCTGCCGGTACAAACACTGCAAAATGTAAAACGGCAGAGCCCCACAGGGTAGCTCGTCCCCTTCTGGAACCACCCTGTCTTCGAGCTTGATACCGCGACCGGTCCGGACGACGAACCGGTCATTGGGAGTGATCGTCCGGATGTGCGGACGATTGTATAGGTCAAGCGGCATGCGAAAAACCTCCTTTCCAAAGTGAGATTAAGCGCTGAGGACCGCGTTGAAGAAGTAGCCGAGGTCGGGCGCCGCCAGAACCTGCGCGTACGCCTGCTGGATTTCGAGGATATCGGATTCTTTCGGCTCGTGGCGGTACTTCTTGATGCGCCAGCCGTTGGCCGTCACGCCCGGAAGCCCCTGCCAGTTGAACGTGTAACCGGCCGATGCCACCATCAAACCGGGGGCCGGCGCCGCGTAAGCGAGCAGAGCATGGCTACCGCCGATGAAGTCATAGGTAGCGGTCGCCGCACCCTCGGCGGACGTGGTTTTGATCGCGCCCATCGTCACGACGCGATCCACTTCGAACAGTTGCGCGAGGTCGGTGTCCTTCACAACAACGGCACCCGGCGCCGTCTGCCCGTACTTCAAACGGTCGATGATTTCGGGGTTGGTCTTGAGCGCCTTCTTGGTCTTGTAACCGAGAACCAGAACGTTGGCGTCCATGCCGGTCGATGCCTTGATGGTTTGCTTGCCTGTCAGCACGTCTTCGATAGGGGTCGAGCCGGCGGTGTCCCAGAACTTCACATGGGAGGCATCAGCCGTCGCCTGGCCGGTGATAGATGTCGTCCACAGCGAGTTGGCAAAGAACGCCTTCGCCCACCTGACCTCTCTGTTGATCAACGCCTGATGGGTCAAGAACTGCGTCCCCGCGTAGTCGAGGTTGATCATCTTGTCGGCGTTCTGGCGGATAGCGTCGGGGATCGGGTGAGCGAGGTCCCAGCGCTGCGCGGTGTACGTAGCGGTCGAGAGCCCGTAGCCGGAAGCCTCAGCCTCGGCTCCCGGTGCGCGAAGCTGCATCGCATCGCGGAAGAAATACGACCGGTCGAACTTGTAGTAAACGTCCGACTTGTGGTCTACGGGGACGGGCGGGAAGACGACCATGGACACGAAGTCCGTCATCTTCTGGAAGAAGGCCTCTGTCAGTTGGGTCAGAGGTTGATTAGTGTGAACGTCTGACTGTGTTGGAATGGGCATTTGTTAGTTTCTCCTTTTCCTTTTTCTGAGTTCTCAGGGTTCCTTCAGCCCATCCTTACGGATAGATGCCCAGCGGCTGGTAGACCATCCGCACGATATCGCCAGCCGATCCCGAGTCGAGCAACTGGCCTTGGACTTGCGCTCCGGAAACGGCCGCAACCGCCTTGCCGTTGGCATCCGACATGACCCAGTCTCCTGCGGTCCCGCCGTAGTTGAGAACGATTTTGGTGATATCACCGGGGCGGCACACTTGCCCTGGCTCCCCTTGGGCCGTCGGCTTGTCCTGCAAGACCCCGATGGTCAGTCCACCGTTGGTCGGCAGGGCAAGCTGGCCGGTGCCCGAGCTGTTGACGACCCGGACGAAACGAAATTGGTACGAAGTCATGGCGAGGTTCGCCTGAATTGACTTCGGCCCTACGATCAGATCACTTGCCATCTGTCATTTCTCCTTTTGTTGATTTCAGACTTGACAACAGAGCGGCGGCGGTTAGGCCATCGTCCGTTGGCGCCGCTCCTCTTCGTACTGCTGGTAAAGCTGCGGGTTCTCGGTGAGGGCCTTCGCAAACGCTTCGGCCGGCGTAACATTGTCGCGCTTGGCGATTTCGCCGGCCTTGAGGTTCATGATGGCGATGGGGTCATTGTCACCGCCGACGCCGTGCTTGCCGATCTCGTGGAAGTGCGGTTCGAGTGCCCGGTCGCGCGTCTTCATGGCGCCGAGTGCCGCCTTGAACACATCACCGTCTTCGCCGCCCGGCAACGAATCGGCCAGCGTCATCAGCATCGTACCCTTCTCGACCGCAGTGCCCGCCGTGTAGGGCAGGTCTTCCCCCGCCATCTTCTCGAACTTGACCAACCGATTCTGCTTGGTGATCGTAGCAATCACTTCGGCGTCCTTCTTTACCTGATCGGTCAGGACCGCGACTGATTTTCGGACCTGTTCGAACTTGGCGATCTTCTTCGCCTTCTTCTCTTCGTCCTTCGTGTCCTCCTCGTCGCCGTCTCCGTCATCCTCCTCGTCCTCGCTGTCGCCGGACTTTGCCTTGGCTTTCTTCGCAGCCTTGGCAACTTTCTTTTGCTCTTCCATCTTCGCCAGTTGGCTTTCGAGCAACAGCGCTTTCTCGGCCGCGCCCGCCTGGTTGTACTTCTTGAGTTCGTCGGCGGTCATGGCTTCAGTTGCCCGCTTCTCGGTCCGCGCCTTGGCGCACTCGTCCATCATCGCCTTGCGCTTCTCGGTGTCTGCCGCCATGTACGCCTTGCGCTTCTCGGCGGTCATGGTAGCGAATGCTTTGCGTTCCTTCTTGGACATCTTGAGAACCGTTGCCGTCTCCGCCAATGCCGCGTCACGGTCGGCTTTGAGCAGAGCGATTTCGGCCTCTTGAGCCTCCTGCCTCTTTTGGATCTCTTCCAGAGTTACTGCCATTTCGTCTCCTTTTCTGATCGATTCGGGCATGTCATCAGTTGACTTGTCCGGGTTTGCTCTGCGCCACGCGGCGCGTACCTTGGCCTTGACGCCGGCAACGGCGTCGCTTGGTAATTGCACTTTCTTGCCGCGGAAACCGCCCGGTGAAAAAGCGGCGGCTGCGGCACCGACGATTGCTGAGTCGGGTTTCCCTCCAGGCGTCGAAGTGAGCCGCAATTTCCATTCGCTCGACTTGTCGCCTGGTGTGTAGGCGTAATCGCTTTTCGGGAAGACCTTACCATCTTCCATCTTCCCGTTGACTGCCTTGCACAATGAGTCTTCGTCATCCCATGGGTCGTCGGCCTTGATGGCCTTTCGAAATTCAACCTCTGTCACTGGATCACCTCCTTTGACAACCCCGCTCTGACGAAAATGCTCGACTGCTTTCTCGTCATGCCGTTGAGCCGCCGCGCGGTGTGAATCGGCAGCTTGTGTGTGCCCCACCATTTCCGCCGCGGCCGCCGCTTGGCGGTGGGCGTGGGCGGCATCAGAATGCGCTCGCGAACAGGCTTGGTGGTCCTGCGGAGTAGCGGCCGTAGCGGACATCTTGTCGGCAGTGTCGGATTTCTCCTTCGTCGCGCCGTCTGTCCACGCCCCCTTGTCACGAGCCTGATCCTGATGGTACTTCTCAATTTCGGTGTCATCCCGTTTCCACAACGCAACTGTGGCCCGCGGAATCTTCTTCCCCGTCTTTGGGTCAACCTCGGCATTGGCTGGTCTGTCTACGAGTGATACCTCTGAGACTTTCAATTCTGTCAGTTGATTGGCCATAGTCTCTTCCTTACGCTATCTTGATCGAACGCACACGCGCACGGGGTACCGGATTCATCAGTGCCCAAACGGCAAGCTCGGTGCGGTTGCTGACGGCAACCTTTTTGAAGATCCGGTGCAGGTACTCTTTGATTGTGCCTTCCGTAAGATGCAGTTCGTAGGCAATTTCTTTGTTCAGCTTGGCCTTGCAAACGAGATTGACCACTTGTCTCTCGCGAAAGCTCAATGGACGCCCTGGCAGTTCGGTATACACGGTTGAACGCTTTGGCCGCGCACACCGGACGCACACGCGGGAACGGCCATTGCTAGGGAATTCATCGCCGCACCGAAAGCAGTTCCGAAGGATAGCTTCGATCATGAGGTTTTGCTTCGCGATTAGAGACGATTTAAGGGGTTCTGAGGGGTTTAGGGGTGTTACCCACCATCTACCCCTCGAAAATCGATTCTAGACGGGTTTCTGAGCGAAAAACGCGGGGTCTACAGCCCTCGAAACTACGCTTCCGCCACTTCCGGCCAGTGCCAAGTACTCTCCTGGTCGGATTCCCCCTCGTTTACGGTGCTTTCGGCGAGGATTTGACCCGCGCGGCCGAATACCGACAGATCCAGACTTCCATTGGGATTGATCTGCGTCACGATGGCGGCGCGGCACTGTCCGGTCGCGTTCCTGAAATGAACGATACTGCCAACTATCGGTCTCACGTTTACTCCTCTAACTTTTCACGCTTGCCTGTACCGCCAATGGAAAATGCTTTCAGCTGGTCGGGTCCCGGTGTAATGACCCGCTTCCACGTGTCGGGGTCATCAACTTTGAAACCAACCCACCACGGTACGCACTTCAGATCCATCACCGCGTCGATTCCCTGCCGCTTCAGGTCCTCGACCATCGCCTCTTGCTTCTCGGTCGTGAAAACACACGATTCAATCAGGCGGCTGACCACGCGTACTTCGTCTGACTTCTCCTTTTCGTGCATCTCCCCACCCTTGCGGGCCGTCAGAACGAATTCGTACGCCGTATCTTCCAACGTCTCCGGTGTGATGATGTCGCCCTGCACATCCTTGACCTTCCGGTCCCCGACCTTGACCACCGATGCCCAACCAAACACCAAATGCTTTACGGCATCAACCTTCGAGATCTCCCCTTCCAGTTCAAAGTCCGTTGCATCTTGCTTGTCGGTTGACTCTTCGTTCTCTTCGCCGGTCGTAATGATGGCAAGGTCGGTATCGGCAAGCAAGTGGTCGAGCGCCAACGCCGTTGACCGCACATCGTCATCGGTAACGCTGCCACTGAATGTCCGGAGCTCCGCCTGTACCGACTTCAAAGCGCGACCCTCGGTTGACCCTGTTTGCAGGAACAGGTGAAGGTTGGGATACTTCGACGTGACAGCGGCAATCAAATCCGAGTACCCGGCATTCGATGCAAACTGCCCCAGCGGTCCGTGCTCGTTAGCAAGCTCGACACTCATAATTTACCGTCCGCGAACCACCGCGCGAAGTTCATCCAAAGTCGTCGGGGTCATGCTGGAAACCCGAAAGCTGCCGACCCCTTTGCTGTAGTAGTACTTCGTCGCACCGCTGCGCTTGTCGGCTACCACCGTGAACGCCTTGACCTTCGTTGCTTTGATCTCATCGTTCTTTCGCGCCAGAGCGGCTTTGCTCATCGTGATCTTGCCATTCTTGCTCTGAAGCATGGTCTTCAACTCAACCGCGGTCTTACCGTTGTTGAGGTCGAAGGCGGAATTGTCTTTGGTGCGAGGGATACCGAGAGCGTCTGAAACCTTCCGCTCCTGCTCATCGGCGATGCGCTGCTCTTTGGCCCCGCACCGTACCTGTGATTCCAGAGCACGCCGCATTTTCTCCGACGGTTCAAGTCGTACCGGTTCCTTCGAACCACCGCCGCTTCCCCATTCACCGTTTGCGTCTCGCGGTTGGTCGGGGTCGTACTTGTAGAGTACCCGCAGCGCCCATTTCTCAGCGTGGTCTCCACCCCACGCATCGCGAGCATTCTCAGATTCCGTTACCGAATCACTGTCACCGAAATGATCGGCGATCTTGCGCACGGCGGCCAATGTCAACCCTTCGGACTCGACGAGAGGACCGGTTACATCGATCACGGCCTGCCCCGCATCCCACGCGCGCTTCGCCGCTCTGTGAACTTCGATTGGTGGGTGGAACTTCTCGACCCGCTTCTCCAGTTGCTCATTGCCGTCGTCGGTGTCGTCATCGGTCAACGAGTGCAGAATCAGGTAGACCCCCGGCTTCAACGGGTCGTCGTCTTCTAAATCGATTTCCTCGATCTTGTCTTTGTGCCAGCGTAACACGCTCGCGTGCTCGGGGTCGTCGGGGTGGAGCAGATCTTCGGTATCCAACTCGGTAAAGTCGTTTGGGCATCCCTCATCCACATAGGCGCGAAGCAACTCCATTCCGCGGGAGTGCATCACCATACCGATCTTCAGCGTCGGTTCATCTTCGAAGTCCTGATAGATTCCCGTTTCGTAACCAAGCTGGCGTCGGGCACTCGCGTTGAACGATTCAGCCGGTTCTCCATCCGCTCCTTTGCCTGACGGTACTTCGTCCGGGTGGGTGATGTAGTGCTTCAGTAGATCCTTGACATCTTTCGGTTGCTTTCCCTCGATATCACCCAGGTGCCACGGTTGCAACTCAGGCGCCGGCTTGGAGCGGTAGATGGTACCCTTCGGAGCAGCATTGTAAATCGCATCCGCCGTTTGTACGGCGCGTCGAAGAGGACTGCTGATCAATACGTCAAGACTGCCTTTTTCTGCCAAACGCTTACCGAGGCACTTCGCCAGCTTCTCACCTTCGGCGTTCAGTGGGATGTTGCTCGATCCACTGATGCGCTTTTCAACCGGCACGATGGATTCGTAATCGTCCATCGTGAGCGGTTCGCCCTTTTCTGAAAGGGCGGCCAACCGTTCCGCAATCACGTGCAGTGGTTCGTCAGATTTGATTTCCTCCCGCGCGACTTCGAGCAACCGGATCAACAGCGGTACGTCCATCGTCACAACGTCAGACTTGGACATCTGCTCATGGCCGTTCGGCTTGTACCCCTGCCCCGAATAGGCAGTCGGCTCGGCCTGGCTGCCGTCTACATTGACATCCTGCGTACCAGGGTCATCAAGATTGAGATTACGCTTCCGTTTCTTCCGACCGTTCGTACCGATTGGTACGAGCACGTGCACCGACTCTTGCGTCGGACCCGATCCTGACGAAGATGCTGAAGCAGGAGCAGCCCCGCCGCCGTCTCCATCCTTACGTACCCATTCGCCGTCGCGCTTTTCAAAGCCAATCGAATCGATGACCCGATAGGCCTTGATCGTCGCCAGCACATCCGAGTCGCCAGACGTGGCGAAGTTGGAGTGGTAGGCCGCGAATACGTCGTCAAATGTCGGTGTCATGTTCAGTGGCCGAATACCAAGTTCACTGCGCAACGGCAATCGGGGTGCGGGTCGGGTGGCTCCATGATACCAGGAGCGAATTCCTCATCGAGTTCCCGCACCTCTCCGTCGAGGTCATCGCATTCATCGCACGTCCGGCTGTCCCCAGAAGCGTTCCACTCGCGCTTCGCGCCGCGCAGTAATCCTTTTTCTCCTGCCTGCCGCCACGTTTCGCGGCGCCCCTTGTTCGCAGCACGAACAGTCTCGGTTCGAGCAATCGCCGTTGCCCGGTAGTCAAGGTACCGGTCCGCGTACCGACCCACCAGCTTATCGATGTAGTCGGCATCGAGCGGGGTCCCCGAATCTATGGCACGTTGCACGCGGCCGTCGAACCGTGCATCTCGTAACTGGCGGTCCAACGCATCCTGCGTTCCATTCTGTAGCGCCGTCCGGTAATTCTCGACCGCTTTTGCCTGCTTGTCGGTCAGCCCGATCAGGTCGCGGATCTCGCGCGCCTGTTGTGCCGGTGACCCACCTTCCTCAAATGCGGTTCGGATGATGTCCTGAATCCCGTTCTTCGTCGATTCGGTGATGTCCTTGATCAGACCGAATGTGTAGTTTTCCAGAAAGCTGACAGCTTCGGGCGCCGCCATGTCGAACGACATCGCTACGCTGATGGCACGCGGTAAGGCATCAACTGCGGCTTGCGCTCCGGCAGCAAACGTTGCGGCAAGCGCGGCCCTTACACTCGTAACACCTGACTCAAGCCCAATCCCTTTCAGGGTGTCGGTGAAGTTCTTGTCGAGCGCCAGTACCGCCATCACCTGATCGCGATCTCCACTCGCAAATGCCTTAGCCAATGCATCCATGTTGACCGAACCCTTCATGCGTTGAACGGCTGCAAGGAATGCATCACGTACGGTTGGCTCCATTCGCGTTGCAGCTTCGAGGATCGGGTCATCGAGCGGTGCCTTGCGAACATAACTAATCCGTGACGACCTGTGAACGTGGAGAACCGACATCTAGGGAGTGCCCACATTCGAATAGATGGTCATCGTTCCAGTATCGACCGTCAGGATTTGTGCTCCGTTGATCAGAACAATCTCACACGGGCCGATGTAGATGCCAGTTGAAGTCCCATCCGTAATCCCCAACGTATCGGCAGGGTCAATCTCCAGCGTGGCCGTTCCGGCTGAGCCGGGGTCGATCACAATCCCCGGAGGCGATGTGCTGGAGTTCTTTTCAATCCGCACTCCGCCAACCATTGCGTGAAAAATCAGACTGAGCCCGCTCAATACCTGCGGGGTCCCATCGGCTTGGGTTACCGTGATGTCGAACAGGGCCGTCCTGCCCCGCACCATTTCAAAGGCTAGCATTGCTTCTTAGCTCAAAACCTCTGGTGACCGCCCCTGTTTTCGGGGGTGAACACCGGAGGCCCCCATGTAGGGGCTCCCGTCTGTTAGGTTGTCGGGGGCGGAGCCGCCGGTGTGTTCGCTGCCACAGCCGCAGCGAGTTCGTCGTCGTTGTTTTTCAGCTGGTCCTGCAACGCCTGAAGCTTCACCGGGTCGGTGCCGGCCGCCGCAAGCTGTGCCGCAAATCCCTGAATGAGCGCGAGAGCGGACTTCTCCACCGTCGTGTTGCGTTCCACTTCTGCCGTCAATGCCGTCAAATCTGCCATAATCTGATCTACCTTTCCTTCGATGTTGGTTAATTGCTGGTTGGTACTGGCACCCATTGCATGCAAGAGCGCTTGCAGAATCGCAGTGAGCGCGGGATCGAGCCTGAATGTTACCGTGAAATCCATCGTTGGCTCCGAATGAAAACCGGATCACTTGTACTCGGTGGTAACCCCGTAGTTTGACTCCTGAACCCGAAACGCGATGCGCTTCGTCACCTCTGCCGCAATCTCGGGTGCCGCAATCTCGGGTGACTTTTCGATAGCCTCAACCACCTCGAAGACCTCTTTCTCCGAGGCGAACTTTTCGCACTCGATGCGCACCGCACTGTTGATGTCGAACACGATGGAGAACTTGGTACACTCAGGCGGAATCACACCCACTTTCACTAGCCGAGCAACCAGCTTTTGCACGCGCGGGTCCCCTACTGCAATGGCCATTTCAATCACCATTCCCGATTGTGGCGCGTTGCGTCGTGCTGTGTACCCGCGCCGTAACCATCGTACCGAACGACCGTGAAGATGCCTGCACAACGCGAAGGCGCGGTCGAACGGCAAAGGAAGTCAAACTGCTCAAGTGGATATCCCACACAAGTGTACTACTAACTCCGCGCCACACCCACACGGCAAACGGGGGGTGCCCATGATACGGTATCCCGAAATGCAGATTCGGTAAGCGTGCTCCGTACAATCGTGCCGTCGAGAGAGGCCGGTCAACCGCACGCAACCCAACCGTACCGTGTGAGAACAAAACCGGCTGCGCAATGGTTACCGTATTTGTGCGCAAACACACAGACGCATTTTGAAAAACAACTACACGGTCTTGCGTTCTTACCACATTTCGCAACCCACTCGCTACGCCGGTGAATGTTGCCGCTGTTGAGGCACTGTGCAGAGTCTTCCGCCATGCCGTACTTGATGCTGCAAACGCAGCCGTTAACTTCGTCGGAACCAAGCTGCGCGTAAAGGCTGTCGGCCGTCCGCTGAACGAAGCCGTAGCAGCCAATGGAACCCTGCTCGATGTCGAATAGTTCTGAACTACCGGAGTAGCCGATGTATACGCAGTGGCTCGCGTTGCCGCTGGGTAGCGCTGTACCCAGTGTAGAGTCGAAGCGGTAAAGATCACACCAACGGCACTCGGGCGTTCCAGTTTCGTCAGACCGATGGTTCGACCGGTAAATACCGCGCTGCCTGCCATTGCTGCGATTCGCGGTCGGAGCACCGAAGCTGTGCCTGTAAAGGTTGCGGCACAAGCCCCCGGACCCAATCGTCGCGTGCTCCTTGTGGTAGCCGCCGTGAAGACTTCGGCCGCGGTTCCTGAAACCAGCCGTAGGCGCCACGCTGGGGTAGCTGCTGTAAACGTCGCGATAGCGGTAGCAACCCCATACCTTTTTCGCAGTATCGGGGTTGTGCTTTGGAACGATGTCACTGCTGTCGAGTTCAAAAAACGGCGCGCCCACGCAACCGAGGAAGTCGCGTAAAAGGAGGTTGCAGTACTCGGGGCGCGCCGGGAGAGCAAGCGGGTGGTGAGCGCAACGAAACTCGCGGTGGCCGCCGCCGGCAGCAGAACCTTCTGGACCGACGCGACCGGAGTAGCAACAGCAAATGAAGCTGACCGAGAAGCAATTGGAAGATTCTGCTTCAATGAAGCCGTTGAAGCAGCGTACGAATCGGTCACCGTAGAAACCGGTATCCGCTGCGATGCGTGGGTTACCGGCGCGGTAAACGCGGCACCACTCGCAATCGGCTTCAATACTTTGCTGGCTACCGGGGTCGCCGTAGCGAACGTCGCGGTGCCAGTAGATGTAACTCGGCGAAAAGACAAAGCAACACCAGCCCCCATATAGGCAACCGGAGCCGTAACAGGAGCGGGCCCCTCGGCGCTGAACGCCGGTGGACGGAAGCTGGACGAGGTACCGTTTGCCCCGCCCATCTTCCGGTGAAATCGCGTTATGTTCTGCGAGGGATACCGCTGGTATTCCAAGTCATAGGCATCGACCGAAGCCGATTGTCCGTCCGGAACGCGAAACCCTGCATCTGGTCCGTACTGAAGCATTCTTTACAACTTACCGAGAATCCACAACAAGCCAAAGATAATGATTATCGGGTCGGACGACATCGCTTTTACCCATAGCAGGTACGAAGGTACGCAGACTGCGAAGCACAAGCCGTCGTACCGTTTGAAAGCGCCAGGAACCCGAGGCAACCAATGTGGCTGTCCGAGCCCACTGGCAGTTGCTGGATACCATCGATTTGAACCGTCGAATCCCGCTCCACGAATGTGTTGATGGCAATCGTTGGAATGAGCATCAGCGGGCGGTAGATGTACAGGTCGATGGCTCCTGTAGTCGTTGAACACGTGAACGACTGAACCGAGATGACCCCGGTATCAATCGTGGTCGTAGTCGAAAGCGTAACCGCCGCAGTGTCGGACGGAAAGATACGGTTGGCAATCGCCGAAGCAGCAACCGTACACGTCCCCGATGTTCGTGACCCCGTGTTGGCTTGGTTCGTGTAGGTAAACACGGGGTTGATCGCTACGGCACCGATGGCCGACTGGATCGCAATCGCAAGACAGTTGCCGGCGGCATTGGGTGTCGAAGCACTAGTGTAACGTGTAACAGCCGAACCTGTTACAGTCACGGGCGAAGAGGCCACCGACACGGCACCAGCGGCCCACAACAGGTCAACGAGCATCAGGACACTGAATCCGTTGATAGCTGATACCCCGACTCCCGCCGTCAACAGGTACCGGTTACCGCTAGGCGGATCAGGAATCGGAATGGCTCCGACGCTCGCCGAGTTCATCACCGCCCCACCTGTTACACCTGCCGGGCTGATGGCGGCGGGGATACCGGCAGAGCGGAACAGCGTATACCACTGCGCAGCGGCGGCTGGCGTAATCGAGGTGTTTTTCGAGACCCAGACATCATTCATACCACCCGCTGCCCGCGATGCAATGATGCCATCGTAGTTGGTAATGGCGTTCCTCGCCAGTGATCGGGCATACCACGACTCCGCGAAGCGTGGGGTAAAGCGCTTGTCGTACGTATGCCCGATCACGAGGTCGCGGTAGACCGGATGGATGACCGGAAGTTGGATTTGGGCCGGCACTCTTAATGCCAACCCCCTGAAGTCTGCGTAGGTGACCATTACGCGTCCGTAAAAACGTTCGTGATGTTGATTGTCAGCGTGTTGCCAGGCGCAATCACTACGTCGGCTGGTGCCGCATCGAGCAAACAATACGCAACGAGATTCTTACCCGTTGCCGTGTTGTCATAGAGCACAGCGGCTCTTGCTGTAATTCCCGCACCTGAACCAGTCCAGGAGGCGTCTGCCACATCGAACGTAACCGTTGAATTAGCGCCTCCACCTGTGAGAGAACCTGCGCCGACCGAAACCCCTCCGGTCGTATACCCATTCCCGTTTGCCACCTCATTCGTAACGCTCGCATAGGTGGCAGGTGACATCGTAGCCGAGATAGCATTGGAAGCTGAGGTCACAAGGGCGACCATCATTGCGTCGGACGATAGGTCCATCAGCTTTTTGAACGCGTTGAACTTGAAATCGTTGTAAAGGACCCATGGTCCTGCGGCTGCCATTGTTCGTTTCTCCCTTTTACTCCGAAACCTTCATAAAACTCCGTCTATACAACCCTGTTTCTTCGAACGGAAACACCCCTAGAATCGATTTTCTGGGGTGGGGTGGAGGGTAAGTACCCCTGAACCCCTTAAAACGTCTCTAATCGCTTCTATTCCGTATTGCCCAAGCTTTCGTCTTCATCGGCGCCCTGTTCTCGCTGTGCCGGGGTAACGGATTGCATCGCTCTCCGCGTGGCTCCTTGCATCAGCCCAGGATCAGGCGGTTGAGTCATCGCGTTTGCGGGAACGCCCGGTTGACCGTTGGTCGGCACAGGCTGCTCGGGGAGTTCAGGGAGGCGCGCGATCTTGCGGACGTAGTTCGCTGTCGCGTCGTCGAAGAACGTCAACCCGGCTTTCGACATGTCCATGACAAACGATGCCAGTTCGTTCAGGTCGCGGGAACCGATTTCACCGGCAACCAGCTTGGGGCACAGGTGCAAGTCGATACTGTTCATCCGGAGCAACCGGGGAATGGCAATGCGGTTCATCACATCGGCTACCGAATCCATCAACGCGGAGATGGCTTCAGAAAAGATCGCTGATGCGCTGAGATGCAAGGACCGCGACCCAGTCGGGGACTGACCGAACTGAATGAACCCCGCCAGCATTGTGTTGAGAATGTCCTGGTTGTAACGGCCGATGGCGTTCCCTGGCT